AATAAGATATCTCGCATAAGTATAGAATGCCCCACTTTGCAGAAATAAATCCTCAAACCAATGAAGTTCTTAGAGTCATAGTCGCGAAGAGTAGACTTTGGTGTGAATATAACTTAGATGGAACATGGGTTAACGCCCATCATGATACTTCAGGTAAAAATTACGCGGGTATAGAGCACATCTACCACCCCGAGAAAGATAATTTTTCCCCACCTCAACCGTATTCTTCATGGACCCTCGACGATACGTGTACCTGGCAACCTCCTATTTCCAAACCAGAGGGTTCATATGATTGGAACGAAGAGACCCAATCATGGGAAGCTTAATTACATTTCCTCCAAAGTGGACCGAGTCCCACTTTGTAAGAAAAAGAGTTCCAAGTGCGAAGCACTTGTCCCGTCCTTCGAACTTTTTCGTTTAAAAAAACCTCCCCAAATAGTAGATACGATGCCCATCGCTACACCCCAAGGCACGCTCGATTTCAAAAGCGTCGATAAGGTGACCTTCGTCGGGGCTTCATCAAATACGGTTATCGACACAACCACAGGAAGTCTCGGTGTCGGTGTGGGTGTCGGTGGACCGACATCTAATTTACATGTGGTGGGAAATACCCGCCTCGAAGGTGATATTAACATGCTCCACACCTCAAACACAGCCTCCATCAAACTCAATTCTAACGTGGTTACCGAGTTTCCCAGGTCAAAGAAGCTTATCAAGTACCCGAGATTATTGTTAACATACGCCGCTCAATCTAGTCAAGGTGGGTATGAGAACTATATAGTTAATCAAAGTTCTGTATACTCATCCGAGAGCTCTCATGGTGCGTATCTCGCGTTTAGAGGAAATTCACACTGGTTATCTTCATCAAATTCATTCGATGGCGCTCCCGATAGATTTAACGATGTTAATGGACCGTGGATAAGTATACAATTACCAACTAAAATTAAGCTTGAATATTTGGAATTTTATGCGGCCTCGGGAAGACTAGCTCAGCTAATCACCTCGGGTTCAGTATATGCGAGTAATAATGGTAGTACTTGGATAAATATTGGAAGTCTTGACAATTTAGGAACTTATACAAATTTTGTTCCCGCACATGTAGATTTTACACATACAACTCTTTACGATAGATATTTACTTCATATTACGGCAAATGCAACAAATTATGTACACATGGAAAAATTATCTCTTTTCGGCACCCCCGAATACGACCCCGAGGCTCACGGAACTGATGTGACCGTAAAGTCGTACCCAAATGTTCCCAACACGGATTGGTTGGAGGTCTACTATGATGCGAAAAACTATACGAGTGGAGCGGTTCAGGATGAGACATCTAACAACAGGGACGCAACTCTAGATGGCGTCGTGCATGATCCAGTATCAAAATCATTCACGTTTGACGGTGGTAACGATAAAATACACATGGGTCCGTTCTCGAATTTTACACCCACATCTAGTTATACCGTATCGCTATGGTTTAAAGTTCCAGAAATTAGTTCGGGTGAGGATATATTGTTCCATTTTGGACACGGTACTGGTGGTGAATCTTTTGGTATGAACGTGGACAATGGGAAATTGGGTGTGTTTATATGGAATGGTACTAGTGTAAAAACACAAGCTGACATTTTTACTGCTACTAAATGGGTACACACTACATGTATAGCAAATAGTGATGGAACAGTAGAAATATATTTTAACGGAAGATTAGTATTGTCTGGTGATACGGGTCAAGCGTTAACTATTCCTACGAATCCATATTTAAGTCTAGGTATTCATTTTAGCGGGGAACAAACAAGTTTTCAATCAGCTGGATTTTTTAAAGGTTCCATCGCGAACTTCCGCCTCTTCAACCGGGCACTGACATCTGACGAGATCTACCAACTCTACGCCTACCAGAAGGAGTATTTCGGTCTCGGGGATTTGTCCATGACCCTAAAGGCTGGGCGTTTGGGGATCGGAACTTCGGAACCTAGGGTGGCGTTGGATGTGAGGGGGGATATCATGGGTGGGTGCCCAGTGGTAGTTGACGCGGTAGCAGAGTCCGCTACCGCGGCTAATAATCTTGTAAATTGGAATCTAATTGCAATGAATAAAGGTAATGGTTTAGTGGGTACGACATTTACAGCTCCTTACGCGGGTCATTACTTTTGTCATATGCATGGAATGGGTGAGTGGATTTACACAAGCGCGGAGGTAAGATTAATAGTTTTGTGGTATAAAAATGGATCTTTTTATGGGACGGTCGGGGGCAACTCAAATGATGCGAAAATGTATAATGCGTATGATAGCCAATATAATCACTCCAACCATATGACGATTGGGGGTAGTATAATTCCATATCTAGAAGTAGGAGAAACGATTCAAACTTCCGTATCTGGTTCGTCTAATGCAGACTTCCACGGTAGATACAACAGACTTACAATTCATTATATAGGATAATAAAAATGTTAATATTATTATATGAACTATCTCGTATTGTCTTCATTAGTAAAACAGACGATACGAGAACTTGATCTTGTTTCTAAAATTGCTAGATATGATACAACATGGGAATCTTTAGAAACAGTAGAAGGCTACGAAAAACCCCCAAAGGAAGAGTTTGAGACCAAGTTGCAGGAACTCATCGATGCCCAACCCCTCAAGGAACTCCGCACCAAGCGGAACAAACTTCTCACCAATTGTGATTGGGTAACCATCAAAGCGTATTCTACACAAAAAGTCGTACCCAAGGTGTGGCGTGATTACATGCAAGCTCTCCGTGACCTCCCCTCCACAACCGAAGACCCCACGAACCCCGTTTGGCCGTCTATTCCAACTGCCTAAGCATTTGACTTTTCCTCCAAAGTGCAACCCACTTTGCAAGAAAAAGAGTTCCAAGTGCGAAGCACTTGTCCCGTCCTCCGGACTTTTTCGTTTAAAAAAACCTCCCCCAATAGTAGATATGTCGCTGGAACAGACGATAGGAAACCTCGAGATTCGCTATGCGAACGTGGTCACATTCGTCGGTTCATCGAATACCATGGTCGATACGACCACAGGACGAATCCAGACGAAAGGGTTCCAGCATAATTCCAACGTGATCACGGACGTTTCGGGTCCGCACGGGCGAATCGCACCGACCTTAAAAAAGTATCCGGAGATTGCTTTCGGTACTTCTAAAGTGGATAGGAACGACACGACCAACACTTACGTCCAAGCGGGGTATACGGTGACGGCGAGTAGCTATGCCGCTGCCCAAGAACCCTATAGGGCGTTTGATTATAGTGGATCTGGTGGCGGGTCGGTAACTTGGACAACCGCATCTATAACAAATCTTTACGGAGGTGGAAGCGGTTTATATGGAACGGTTCGAACATCTAATTTGGGTTTAGATACTGGTGGAACGGCTACACCACAAGGAGGTACGCGTGAAAATGGTGAATGGATTACTTTACAAATACCAAATAAAATCACGTTATCATCCATAACAATTTCGAGAGTTGATAGCGATACCACGGCCGGTCCAAAAGATTTTCAATTATATGGATCAAACGATGGGACAACTTGGGTTCAGATTTTATCTGTAGTTAGTGCAGATCCGTCTACAACAGGTACTTCATATACCCTAACTTCAACCCCCGTAGCCTATACATATTTCGGTTTAGTCGTAACACGGACGATTAGTCGTACGGGATACATGACTATTAATGATTTGATATTTTACGGTACCGAAGAGAATCCACCCACGGGCGATCATTCAGTCGATACGACCTTTAAATCCCGGTTCAATAACCCACAATTGACGGGTGTCCAAGTCCTCGTCGATGGTGCGACGGGGGTAGGAACGAACCAAATTTCGGGTGGTCCCGACCCTTCGGGGAACGACGCACCTATGACCTCACCTAATAAATATTGGACCCTTAACGGAACCCTAACCTCTAACCTTGCAGTAGAGGCGAATACCTTCTTGGAGGGTGACCAACCCCACACGGTTTCCGTATGGTTTAATTCTTCTAATTTAGAAGCGAACGTTTCCAATACGTGTGTTTTTTCGATCGCCTCGGAAGAAAAGTTAAACTCACAAAACTTGGACCTCCAATCGAACACGTGGCACAACCTGACCTATGCGTACCAGGGTGAAGGTGGGTCCAAGGTGACATACCTCGATGGCCGGAAGGTGGTCGAAGACCAAGTCGAAGATACCTTCGGGGAGTATCCACCCTTCGCCATGACTGGGTACTCACAGGATGGGTATGTGGTGAGTTCGAGTGGTGGGCAGGGTGTAATCGGGTCCGCTGGGTATGGTGCAACTAAAGCTGTATGGCGCATGTTTATGGATGGAAGTACGGGTGATAATGTGGATGAGTGGGTATCCGCATACGAGCTAGACGCGGGAGGTACCGGTCCACCGTATAATACTGGATCGGGTGATACGGCGTATACGTATGGTACGGGTCGAAATAATAGTATAGGAAGTGTGCGCGGCGAATGGGTAAAAATAGAATACCCAAAGAAAATAGTAGTAAGTTCAATTGATATAACATCTGACCATACCTGGCCGGCAGAGTCTCCGAGACGGTATACAGTTTTAGGTTCGGACGATGATCTTAATTGGACAGTCATACGTAATGTTCAATCCGGAGATGGTAATAATAGATCTCTCGCGGCTTCTACGGCACCTTCCGCGGGTCTCGTTATGAATGGTTTAGTAAATGCGAGTAGGGGATATACGTACATAGGAATTGTCATAACACAATTACAAAATTACAATCATTACGCGCGTATTCCTAGAATGCGTATTTACGGCCACCGCGAGAATGACCTGGTCCGCCTTCCCGATCCCACGAATGTCTTGAAGTATCCGCACGTCAATTTTGGAAATGAACCTGCACGAAGAGGGTATGTTATATCGACGAGTGGTGAATATCAGAATGGCGGTGATTCCAATCATAGAATGTGGAGACCGTTCCAAGATCCTTTATCTGGTGACGGTTCGTGGTTAACGGATGATAGCCCAGCAACTTTTGATAATGTCAGTCCGAACAGTGCCGCAACAAGCGCCAATTACTTAAGTGGAATAGTCGGGGTATCGGGTAATCGTGATGGTCCGTGGTTAAAATTAGAACTTCCTCATAAAATAAAGTTTTCGTATGCACACATCTACAGGCGTAATCATCCGTCGATAATCCAAAGAATTAAAACTGGGTATATATACGGGAGTAATGATGACTCTACTTGGACTACCATAGGTACCATAAACGAATCATCTCCTTCATACACTGCCACAACACCTCTTATAGTTACAAGTACAGACACAACAAATGCTTACAAATATATAGTGATTCAGGTCACGTTAATGGATAGTCAGAATCCTGTATTCGGTTTAGGGCGACTCAAATATTTCGGCACAGGTGTCGACTCCATCCCCATCCAGATCGGTGGTGGGAACATCGATAAGGTGGCCAACTTTAGGGTCTACGATAAGTTTATTGGGGAAGACCAAGCCCTCGAGATTTGGAACGCACAAAAGGAGGAGTTCGGGCGCGCGAAACCGCAGATGGTTCTTCAACAAGGAAAATTGGGGATAGGCACGGATGCACCCCAAGGATCCTTGAGTGTGGCGGATGAACCCCACGTTCCGGAAGAGTTTCCTCCCGGGGCTATGACTGATAATAATACACATTTTGCGGGACATGGGACGTTTAAGGCGACTTCTGAATGGACTAGAGATTCAGTTTATGAACCTTTTGCGGTGTTCAATAAATATACACACGATACAAACGTCACTGGATCACAAGATCGCATGTGGTGGTCTAGTATTAACGCGTTTACTGGTAACCCGGGTGTATTTAACGGTGACGCTACTAAAAATATAGGTGGATACACGGGTGTTGGACTTAAAATTGAGATGCCTTACAGTATACTATGTAATCGTATTGATCTGTATCCTAGAAATCCGTACGGATATCCACAATATACACAAAATCCACGTGCATTTAAATTTATAGCGAGTAAGGATAATGAATTTTGGGATTTATTACACGAAGAAACAAATTTCGTGGACAGAGGGGGTACAGCTCACCCATTTCATATCACCACTACACAGTATTATAAATATTTCGCGATCGTCGTAACAGGTGTTGGCGATGCTACACTTGTATCGATCGTAGATTTACAATTCTTCGGTACCCGTGAGCAGGGTCAATCCGTCCTCCACGATGGCCAACTGACCCTCACGAAATCGTTGTACTGTCCCGGTGTACCTGTACAAATAGTTTCTAAGGTTTATAAAAAACAGGTAGCGTACGGTTCAACTAATTCTGATAGAAACATAAAAGAGTTAGATATATCAATAAAACCTAAATTTGCAAACTCTAGAATTCTTTTACATTGGATGATAAACGGTGAATTACACCAAGACGTTGTTATACGCGTCGCTAGGGATGGTTCGTATATAATACACGGGTACAATGAAACACAAGGAACAAATCAGTGGAGTGGTGTAGCGGCTGGAGGGTACGACCTAAATGAAGATTCTACACCTGAGAATTATTGTATAGATACATACGATGAACCAGGTGGTACGAACACATATAACTATCAAATATATATAGGATCATCTTCAACGGGTAATTATCCGGCTTATATAAATCGAACGTACGCCAGCCTCGGGGCTAATTACAGAGAGGCAGGAATATGTTTTATGAGTGCTACGGAAATTGCTCAGTGAAATTTTATTTGGATATATTAAATGTCGGACGTGACACAGGCGTTAGTTAGTTTATATCCGAATTGTGAATGGAGTATAGAA